GGAGTAGTCAATTAATGAGTAACCTAGTTTCAAACCTAATACAAACAAAAAAAGTCGGTTCACTCACTAAAAAAGCGATCCTGATATATATGGCTGACAAGGCCAGTGACGATGGAAGCGGCATTTGGGTGAGTAAAGCTAATATGGCGGCTGATCTCGAAATGACAGATAGGGCTGTTAGAATACATATAAAAGACATGATAGCGATGGGCATCGTATCCGAATCAGGTCAGCGTCAATGCAAATCAGGATACACAATCGATTATAGAATAAACCTGAACATAATTAAGGCTCTACAGCCCACCAGAGCCACCTCTGAACGTGATTCACCCCTGAATGACATTCAGCCCCACCCCTGCATGACGTTCACCCCTACCCCTGAACGAGATTCAGGTAAACCATCCATAGAACCACCCTTAGAACCATCCTTATTAAATAATAGCTATTTTGATGAGTTTTATTCTGAGTATCCTCGAAAGGTTGGAAAAGGAGCGGCTAGAAAAGCATGGGCAAAGGCAATCAAGAAAGCTGATGTCCATTATATTATTTCCTCGGCTTCTTTGTATGCAAAGAGTACAATAGGAAAAGATAAAGAATTTATCCCTCATCCTGCAACATGGTTAAATGCCGAAAGATGGGAAGATGAAATAAAAGATAATAATAAAAACGAAACTTTAGATATATTAAAAGAAATGGGATTGAAATATGATGCGTGAAGCAGAACTAAAAAACCGAACGATGAAAATGCTAGCACGATTAAACGCTCCGAGAGCAGTGACAGGTAACGCAGAAGCAGCCAAAAGTGAGGCTGAGTTTCTTTGTAAAAGGATAAAAGGACTTGCTCCGACTAAACAATTTACAGAATGGTTTGATGACTTTGAAGAGGCATTACTAGGGAACTTGGACACTCGATCATGGCCTACAGCAAAACAGATCGGAGATGCGGCAAGGCAAATCGCACCCAAAAGGCCACAACTGATAGACGATACGCAACCAAAAGGTTACGAGCCAGATGAATTTAAAATAAATGCTGATCGTATAAAAAATAATGAAAAGGTCGGAGAAAGTTATATAACAGGAACCTTTGCAAAACAGATGGTTAGAAGCGGTTTAGTGACAGAGGAAGAACTTGAACCTTATAGAAAATATTTAAACCATTGGAAAAATAATTAAATTATGGTAGACTGTTCCAAGATAATTTCATATACCCCTCCCAGAAAGACAGGTTTTTACACTGCTTTTTTTCCGCCTGTCCTTTTAAAGTACACTGCCCTGCGTTCTTGCGTGGGGCATTTTTTTAACTATAATAACCATCAACCGACAAGAGGACAAAATAATGACCGTTGAAACCGCAATGAGAACCATCGGTTTTAATATGCGTGGAGACAGACAAAAGGATGATTATTATGCTACTCCTTCCAAAGCAACCGATGCTTTATTATCTGTAGAGAGCTTCGAAGGAGATATTTTCGAGCCTTGTTGTGGAGAAGGCCATATAAGTAAGAGATTAATCGAGCGTGGTTATAACGTAGAAAGTTCTGATTTAGTTGACCGTGGTTTTGGTACTTCAAGAAGAGACTTCCTATTTGAGAGAGAGAAAAGAGATAATATTATAACGAACCCACCTTTTAAAATGGCTTTATCAATGGCTCAACACGCACAATCGATTGCTAAATATAAAACAGCGCTATTATTAAAGATTACATTTTTAGAGGGTGTCGCTAGAGCAAAGTTCTTTCAACAGCATCCACCAAAAAGAGTATGGGTTTTCTCTCAGAGGCTTTCTTTGTTAAAGGACGGTCAATCATATAACGGTGGAATGATGTGTTTAGCTTGGTTTGTTTGGGAAACAGGATCTAAAACACCGCCTCAAATTGGTTGGTTATAAAAATAGTAGGAAAACATCATGGCAAAGAATAAACTTGGCAGGCCAGAGATAGAACTCACTGATAGACAGATCGAAGAGGTCGAGCAGCTATCAGCAACTCTAACAACTGATGATATTGCTGATTACTTTGGTATTGGTAGAACAACTTTTTATAGATTACTGCAAAGAAATTCTGATATTTTGGAACGCTATAAAAAGGGAAGAACTAAAGTTAAGAGCTTGATTGCAGGAAGATTGATACAGAAAGCAACTGAAGGAGATACAGCTTCTCAGATATTCTATCTCAAAACTCAGTGCGGATGGAAAGAAACGCAATCGCTAGAACACTCAAGTCCTGATGGATCTATGACTCCGACAAAAATAGAGCGTATTATCGTTGACAAGTCTACAAATTCAAACTCCTAGATGGGCTTTGCCACTTCTCGAAGGAGATAACGGTCAGCCCAGATATAGAGGTGCAAAGGGTGGTCGAGCGTCAGGCAAGTCTCATTTCTTTGCTGAAGCTGTAATCGAAAGACAATTAATGAACCCAAATAGCAGAGTTGTATGTATTCGAGAGGTTCAAAGATCACTCAAGTTCTCAGCAAAACAGCTATTAGAGGATAAAATAAACGATTTAGGCTTAGATCATTTGTTTGAAATACAAACTACTGAGATAAAGAACTTACGAGGCGAAGGCGTAATAATATTTCAGGGAATGCAGGATCATACGGCTGACAGCATTAAATCATTAGAGGGTTTCGATTTGGCATGGTGCGAGGAAGCGCAAAGTCTATCGAAGCGATCAATCGAATTATTAGATCCTACACTTAGGAAAGAAGGCGCAGAAGTCTGGTTTAGTTGGAATCCAAGACAGCCAACAGATGCAGTTGAGCAAATATTTCAAGGCAATACAAACAGCGTTTTAGTCCATGTTAATTATGACGATAATCCTTTTGTGCCAAATGCAATGATCGAACTTGCAGAGATAGCTAAAGAAAGAGACTACGAGCGTTATTCTCATATATGGCTAGGCGGTTATGAGGTCGTAAACGATGCTCAAGTCTTTCACGATAAGTGGAGAATAGAAGACTTTGAACCAGTGCAAGGATGGCAAGGCCCTTATTTAGGCGTGGACTTTGGCTTTAGACCAGATCCTTTAGTTGCCGTTAAATGTTGGGTTCACGATGAAAACCTATATATCGAAAAAGAGGCTTACGGAGTAGGCATAGAGATTGATAATACCCACAACTTCATAACGAAGATAATACCTGAGTTTGATAGATATACTTGCCGAGCCGATAGCGCAGAACCCAAGACAATCAGCTATCTACAAAGGCATGGTTTTCCTAGAATGGAAGGCGTTAAAAAATGGTCAAATAGTATACAAGAAGGAATAAGGTTTATTCGTGGCTTTAAATCTGTCA